GAATACAAAACGTAATTGGGTGCTGATGCACCTGCACCCACCCTGCAAGGAGCTATAGCAGTCAACGTAAATCGGCCATAAGCACCAATCAAATTGACTGAACCCGTATCAGCATATGGTTGAAACTCGTTCGTGCTAACATATGGCACGCGTAACTCTGCAGATGTGTTCTCAGATATATCAAGCAACACATGAGGTAAATTAACACATAAGGACGGAAATTCCCCCCTCAGATGGTTAACCGTGTTTCCCGTAAACGCTTGGTATTGCCAATTTAAACACAATATACCCTGGTTAAATGGGGTGGAGGAAACTACCACTTTGAAGCATATAGTGGCCCTGTAACCAAGAATACCGGCCATCCTAGCGTAACTTGAACTAGATACAAGTGATGCCCAATTTGTAGTATTCTGCACGTCAAAGTTGGTTACTCGACCCACACTGCTTGATATCACACCTGTAGTCACAGCGTGAGGCCTGGCTAAATACCTCTTCAAATCTTCAACTCCGTTGGCACTATAAATACCGAAACTAGATGAATGGCCATCAACTGTAGCACAAACGGTAGCCTCATCAACAAAGGATGTTACCTGTGTCGGTTCGGTCTCATTAGGCTGAACAGAAATGCCATTAATCTCCTCGCAATTATTATCAAGGGTTGCGGTCCCTCCTACCTTATCTTCAATAGTAAGCATAATACTAAGGTGCGGTCTGCTCAAACACACACCCTGCAAGAGACTCCTCTCACTTCGCTGAGTAGTTGCACAACCCATAAGGTGTGACATTGCCGATCTCTTGAAGTATTTACAATGTCAACTTTGTTCAAAACCAGACGTCCATCCTGGTTTTGATGAACTCGCGCCAGGCACCACGACTGTAGTGTTGCAAGCGCAAGTCCTTGTCTAAACACCACTTAATGACTTTAGGGCCATACTGCTCCCACATGTCAGCGTCATGTAAAGACAATTCCCCAAGCATGTGTTCAACGCGGCGCACCATGTCACCATCGCGATCACGCGCGTTCTTGTACCAATACCCCTCATACAAAAAGCTCTCGGGTGCCAAGGGCGCTATCCAGCCCAAATTGGGCGCAATACCGTTCACATCTTCATCGATCACAAAACTCCTCTTAAGGAAAGTTATATCATCGATGGTAGTATAAGGAACCAACTCGGCATCCTTCTTGCCCGAAGTATATACCAGGCCAAGTTCTGCCATGGTCTCAGCCACAGTGACCTGATTAAACTGATCACTTATCTCGTCACTCACAGAGGTCACATTATCATCACCGAATGTGCACACGTAAGCGTTGTCCCACATATTGTAATCCCCAACACGTCTCACATAACACCATGCAATCGAAATGAGCGAATACATAGAGTTAACTATGGTTGTTAATGGGTGGCCGCTTGGTAGCGACTTGTTCCACTGAACCACAGTATCCAACACGTTGCCCACACCACTTATATGGCGGGAATGAACTAAATCCAACCACAAAATTGTGCGAACGTTCTCATCCTCCTTCTTCCATGTCGGACTCATTCGATACCAAGCGTTAATGTAAGACAAGATGGCCTGGTGCATATACGGTTGCTCGCTGGAATCAAAACGGGAAAAGTCACCATCAAACATTTTGGTCCCCTTCTCCATCAAAGCTTGTGCCAATATAGACCACTCTGTATAATGGTTAATACCGGGCGCCATACCGTTGACAACAAACGTGTCGAAAGTCGCTGCCATAAAAGCACCAAAATACATACGACACGCAACCGTATAATCCATCTCTGTGCCGGATATCACACGCGTGGCCACAGACTGCACTTTCTTTAAAGGTCGTAGTTCGTCCTTCAAAAAGTCAATGCATAAATGCATAGTGCGTCTACCCTGCTTGGCCTCGGCCACCAGATGTTCAACATCCTTCCTGACCACGGCTAAACCAGGGCTGTCCCAAGTGATGTCACCTTCATGTCCAAGCGCCCACGTCTTGCCAGGAGTCACAGGGTTGGCCCAATCACGGTACTTATACCCAGCACTGGACTTCCTGTTCAAAGGCTTGAGTTTCCAATGTATAGGTGGTTCTATGGCTTCCTCGAATGATAACACATCCTTTGGATGATGATGGGTCGCTTCACGATGCTTCTTCATCGCCATGTCCACAACCCGATCAAACTTGTCTGGTCGCTTATACTCTACCTCAGTCTTATATGCAGACAAACCGTTAACCATTGGATAAACCTCACGGTCTTCGAGGGTGACCATACGCAACACAGCAGGCAATGATGGACTGGGACCAAACAACTGCTCTTCCTGCATCTCTGATACCATGAGCTTGCTCTTGGTCCCAATGTTCACAGGTTTGTCCAACATACCCAGACATTCAAAACTGCCCCCAAGTAGGCCAGTACTCTCCAGTCTAACCACCTCATCGTTTGTAAGCTGACGTATACCAAATTGCTTGTACTCATCATCGTTGGCCACAACCTCTGCATATGACACAATCTGACAAATTAATGCCATCACAGTCTCCCTTGAAACTAAAGTGCCATAACCTTCACGTGACATAATGGAATCACGGCCTGCAGAGTGCAATGCCATAATGCACCTATTACCAAACTTCTCAATATTATCAAGTAGTAAAGGTGCTCCACAATGGCCTGGCCGAGTGGGTATTCTGTACTTAACCACACCGGCCAATCTTTTTCCACTAGCAACCAATCCACCATGCATGTACTCAGTGGTGTTGCTTGTGTATATGGAACGCTCCCGGGTAGTAACCATGCCATCTGTGCCCTTGACCACTTTCGAATCAGTCACGTACAGCCTGCTGGCCATGTTGTTGCCGCGTAATATGCTGCAAATCTCCTTCTCTGTGAGGAACAGATGGGTTATGGACTTGCTCTGCTTCAAGCCACTAACTCCCATGGCTACGGCCATCAAATCGTAGCCTTCGGCATATGTGAACCTAAGCTGCAGAAACTCTCTGACGGACATCTCCATCTTCACAGTCCCGACTGCCTTGGCTAACCTCAAACGTGAATTAATGTGGTTCTGTGCCAAATCTTCACGATAGTGGTATGGCAAAATGTACACATCGTTACACACGCCAAGCATGTGTCCCAAATCGGCATAATACTTGCCTTCTTCATCGATGAGTTCCATCTTCACAACATTGCGGTACACTTTATCATACGTATCTTCCTGTGAAGCCCCGGCTTGGAAATTGACCGACAACACGGTTGTAGGACTGGCAAAACTCATGTCTTTCTGCTTTGACTTAGTTACTGCCTTACCCTCATTGCTTTGCATCTCCGGTCTTCCGACTATCTTGAGACCCAACCAGCCCAACACGCCTGTCAAAATCTTCCAGCTCGCACGCACTGCAGCGCACAAACCCATAACAACGGCGGCCAAAATACCGGAACCCATAACCAAAACGTCGACGTCCGATAATCCGTGCAAAAATCCTGTCATAAAATTGCCGCCACAAAACTGTGCCATACTGCGTACACTGTCTGCGGCTGACGAAACCATTGCACTCAAGGTCTCCATCCAGCTCCTGTTTGCAGTTTCCTGGTGCTCTTCGAGCAAACGTGCAGCCTCCTCAGCCGCTATGGTGTCTGCTATTATCGCATCCCTGGCATTCTCCAACCAGTCTAGCACCTTATCGGGTGTGTTGGGAGGCAAGTCAAACGTCGTAGGTATTTCAAAGCTCTCCACATTTCCTCCAGACTGGAATTCCACGGGCTTAGGCACATGCTCCAACATGTCCAACAAGGCTTGAATATCATCAACCTCCTGATCGTTCTTAACCTTACGGTCACGAATCGCGCGGGCGGCATCTTCCACTACACCTCTCAACCCACGGGCATCCGTTAAATCGGTCACGATGTTACTGTCAAATCGGTGTGGATGAATCACCCATGCATCCCACGGAATTGCGCTCATTATGTCCTCAAAAGTTAATTCCTCATTAGCTGCACTGCGCTCCGCAAGTCTCTTCACGTTCTTGTGAACCATGGATGTCACCATCTCATAATCAAACCTGCCCTCATTCGCATAAGAGGGGTTCAACTCCACCCAATATGCGGACTGAAACCGACGCACGACGGCCTCTGGGCAGGTTATAAACTCTTGCCAGTCCGCTTTAATATTGGAGCTGTTGGTAGTACCAACAATCAAAGGCGTATTGAGGTAGAACTTTCCCTTACTCTCCACATCAGCGAAGTTCAAGGGATAGCTCCAATTCCCAACAGCTCTAATAACTTGCATGGCTTCTGAATCGCTCTGGCCAGCAACGCCCTTAACTTGAAAGGCGTCGTCCATGACTAAGCATTTCTGCCCTACATAGCCATTCCAATACTCAGTTGTGCCTTTTTGCCATAATTGCGACAAGGCATCCTTGGCAGACACCTCACCTGACAACCACAATGCTATGGTGGCGACATAACGCACCAAGCTGGTTTTACCTACTCCTGAGCCACCACCAAACATCATCATGTACGGCATAGCACGCACATTGTTGGATGCCGACAATGCTCCCTCATGAGGTTTCAAAGCCAAACCTAGCTTGTCTATCCAAATGGTGACTTCCCTCTTCGACTCTGGAGTCGTTAACACCTGGAGAAATCCAAAACCCTCCAAATAATGCTCGCGAATCTCCTTCAGCTTCTCAAGCTTAAGCACTGGGTTGGCAGCCATCCACTTAAGGTATTCAATGCTTTTCTTGCGCCATTTCGTCAATAAGGTGTTGTTCTGGGTTAAGCTGATATTGTCCTTACCAAAACGATCCAGGACAAAATTAATGAACCCCTCCATAAGGCCAAGCACAGACTCTACAAACTTCTCAAGTCCGTCTCTGGCTCTTGGGAATTGAGACACCTTCCGCGTAAACTCATTGGCAACAGCGGTAGTATCTTTCCCAGGGCACCAACATGTTTGTATCATCATGAGCAAAGTAGAAACGGTTGAGACCCCTGATTGGAATCTTATAGATACCAACTCCTTGGCCCAACCCAGCAATTCGGGTACGTACAAGCCAAGGACTGCTAATACCGCACCCCACAACAATCCGACGTCCGCGTTCTGGGACAGCCAAAAAATGTATGCGGCAATGGCAACTTTCCACACAAAGCCGCCATATTTCCTCAATTGGTCAGCTAAATTAGAGATAATTCCCTTGACTTGATCAATCAAAGAATTCGTATTCTCTGTAACCTTCTTTGCCTGTTTACATAAAGACATCACAGACAAAGATGCTGCAGTAGTACTAGCCACAACTGCTGCACCAACTGCACCTGACTGGAAAACAACACTGTTTCCCATCAACTTAACCAATTGTTCTTCTATGGAAGACAACCGCTGTAATCTGTGTCTACTCAAACCCTTAGGTTTATGAGTGAAACTACGTCTCACACAGCGGTTCTTAATTGAGGCTATTTGCCTCTGTAGTGCCTCACGCCACTGCCTCTTATCCTTCCTAGACAGCTTCTGAAAAGCCATCCTCTCCTTCTTGTTTCCTCTCTCCAAGGAAGCAGCATACTGCTCCTTGGTCAACTTGGTAACCTTCTGAGAAATAGACTTTAAAGTCGTCTGAGACTGATAATTAAATTGCTCCATATGTGGTGCGATTGACGGCAATGCCGATCGGGCATACAACCATAGAGTCCCATCTCTATGGAGGTTTGTGACAATGTACGTACCGACCTATCTCGGCTATAACCAACTATTGTCATCGTCGGTTAAGGGGGTTAATGGTAACCCGACTCAAATATTACCAATTTATAGCACGTGCCGTAATTCAAATAATGCAACAAAGTGGGTCCCACGACTAGCGTTTTACGGATTTCAACCACTTTATGAATTGCACTAAACATTTTCCGTCTAAGCACTACAAATCAGTATACAAGAGATAAAGAATATCGGCCTGAAGTTTAACGAGTTACAGCCAACTCGAAAGAATCTAAAACTTTATTAGTAAGTCGCTCTAAACCTTTGTGTAGCACTAACGTGAGCCACCCGGGCAGGATATCGAATGCCACGCGTCCGACTTATGGATATCGGGACACACCTCTAGACTAACGCACTAGATGCGGCAAAACAACCTTTAG